GGGCGTATGCCATTCAGATGCAGAAGACCACCGCAGGGCTCCGATCATGAGAGAGTTTCGGGACGATAAGGGCAGGCCGTGGTACGTGTCGCTGACCGTGTCGTCGGCGGCGAGAGTCAAGGATCTCGTCCGCGTGGTGCCGCCGCCGAAGGCTGCCGACGAGCCGGCCCCGACCGAGCCGGTGCCGTTCGACCTGATCGACGCTGGCGACATCGCTCGCACGTTTCAGATTCTGCGGTCGAACTTCTCGGCTCTCGGCGAGACGCTCTACGCCTTGCTCCTGCCGGCGATCGAGAAAGCCGGGCTCTCGAAGGACGATTTCCTCGACGGGCTCCGCGGCGAGTCGCTCGAGCACGGAGGGGTAGCGGTCGAGGAGGAGCTGATCGCTTTTTTCCCCCCTCGCCTTCGCGGCGTGGTGACCTCGCTCGCGGCTCGGATGACCGAGTTGGCGGAGGAGGTGACCCGGCAGGCGGAGGCGGCGCTGCGGACACCTGGGCCGTCGTCTGGGAGTGTGCCGGAATCCTCGGCGTCTACCCCGGAAAGTGGACCCTCCGAGAGTTGATGGCGGCCCGCGATGCTCGGCTTGAGTCGGACTGGTGGCACACGGCGCAGCAGATGGCCCAATTCGCAAACGCCAACCGTGGGCAGGGCAAGCCGGCGATCGACGCATCCAAGCTCAACCCGTTCAGCAAGGCACCGCCGCCCCCGAAGCGAGAAGCAACGCAGGAAGACCTTGAAGCCTTGTTCGGTCCCGCCGGAGGCTAGTCCATGAGTGCATCAGCAGTCCGCGGCGGTCAGGTCTACGTCGAGATCGGGGCGAATCCGTCGAAGTTCCTGTCGGCGCTCTCGACGATCAACACGAAGGTCGCCGATGTCGGCATGACGCTGGAATCGGCCGGCATGGGCATGGCGGCGATCGGGGCGGCGATTGCCGGCCCGATCATGGCCGTCGGCGGGGCGTTTGTCGAGCGAACCGCTGAGATCCAGAACATGGAGCGGGCGCTGAAGGATGTTGGCAACGCCGTCGGCGAGGCCGTCGCGCCGGCGTTCGTCGGCATCGCCAACGTCGTCGCCGGAGCCGCGAAGGCCGTCGCCAAGTTCGTCCGCGACAACCAGGGGCTCGTCCGCCTGGCGGTCGCGGTCGGCGGCTACTTCACGGTGTGGGGCACGGCAACGTACGCCCTCGGCTTCGCCATGACGACGCTCTCCCGCACGATCGCGGCGTCCATCGGTCCGGTGAGCAACTTCATTGCGAACGTGAAGGGTGCCGCAGTCGCTGTCGGCGCGTTCGCCACGAGCGGGCCGGTGTTGGCGGCCGTGACGGTCCTTGGGGCGCTTGCTGCCGGCGCGGCTGTGGCTGGGGTGGATTTCCGCAAGCTGGCGGCAGCCCTTGGCGGCGCTTTCGCTGAACCGATTGGCAATCTCACGGCCGTCTTCGGCGACCTGCTCAAGACGGTCAATCTCACCGTCGAAGGCGTCTACCGCGCTGTCGCGGCGGGCGACCTCGCCGGGGCCGTCGATGTGCTGTGGGCCGGCTGGTACGCCTCATGGGCTCGAGGTGAGCAGGCGATCATGGATTCGCTCGACCCGTTTATCGAAGAAGTTCAGAACGGAATGAACTTTCTCGGGGTCGCTGTGGCTGCGCAATGGGAGCAAACCTTTGCGGATTTGGCAACAAGCGATTGGGGTAGCGCGTTCCTCGCTTCAATGGACAACGTCATCAATTTGGGGATGGCTTCGTGGGATGAATACGTTGGGTTTTTGCAGAAGGAATGGGCTTATGCGATGAGGGCGATTGGAAGAATGTCCAAGAAGGAGCTCGGCGTCGAACTTAACCGAATCACAGAAGCCAATGCCGCCAACGCCGCGCAAAGAGGCAGGGATAACCCCGGCTTTGCTGGCAGAACGAACCTCACGGAAGAACAGAAGGCAGCGATTCGCAAGGAGTCTGCGGATCGACAAGCCGCGATGTTTGGCGACATGGACGAGCAGCGCAAGGAACGCGCCGATCGGACAAAGGCAAGCCTTGCCCGGCGTGCCGCTGCTGTTGTGGACGCCAACCGCAATCTGCAAGACCAAGTCAATCGGTTTCCGGTGCCGAAGCCAGTGCCGCAGGCCGGCACGCTGAAGACAGAAACGGCCGGCACGTTCTCGGCGTTCGGCCTAGGCCAGCTCGGCACCGGCAGCGTCGAGAAGCAGCAGCTCGACGAGTTGAAGCGTATCCGCGAGGAGCTGCAACGGCAGGCCCGCGTCGGCGGAATCGGCCCCTGAGGAAAGCGGCATGGCAATCAACTGGATCGAAGACACAACGAGCCGTTCCGCGACGATCTTTCGTCTCGGTCGCCGCGATGCGTCCATCCGTTCTCGGGTGTGGAACATCGTCGGCTCAACGAACGAAGACGTGATCCACGCTGACATCAACAGCCGGATCAGCAACCTCTACCAGTACTGGACCTATCCAGGGCAGCCGCTCGTTCGGCTGCGTGCCGAGAGCTATTCGCTTGAGCACGACGCCGACGATCTGTGGAAGGTCACGGTCAACTACGAGAAAATCGGTGCCGACGACCCGACGCAGTCCGGCCCGCTAAAGCGGGTGCGGTCGTTCGACACGACCGGCGGGACGCAGACGGTGACGCAGTCGAGGGGCGGCGAGGCCGGCGAGAGGGTCTACGGCCCGGCCGGGGAGCTCCAGGGCCAGAACATCCCGACGATGTACGGCGCGGTGAACGTCGACGACCGCGGCGTCAACGGTGTCGATATCGTCGTGCCGCAGCTCACGTGGACGGAGTCCTACGACGTTCCGTCTTCCTACGTCACCGCTGCCTACATCCGGGCGGTGCATCTGCTGACCGGCACCGTCAACGACGCTGCATTCCGGGGCTTTCGCAAGAACGAAGTGCTTTTCCTGGGGATGACCGGATCGCAGGAGTGGGACGCCCAGCGGGGCGACGGGCCGTTCTCGCTTGCCTACAAGTTTTCGGCCACTCCCAATCGCGGCAACGAGGCTTTCGGAGCGTCGCTACCGCCGGAGCCTATCGGCGACATTGCGGCCTACAACAAGTACGGCCACGACTTCTTGTGGGTGAAGTACGCCACGCAAGACGACCAGAACAACAACATCGTCATCCGCAAGCCGCTGTTCGTCTACGTCAACAAGGTCTATCCCGACGGCGACTTCTCGAAGATCGGCATCGGTGTGGCATGAGCGACGGCCGCGTAACTCCGGGTCCGATCAAGGGGCAGCTCTCAGCCCGTGCGTTGAACCGCGCTCAAGAGGCCGCGAACATCGTGCTAGGCCAGCGGCCGAACGGCACGGCTGACGGCCCGTCTGCCGGCCCAGCCCCGTACACGCCCATCCTGGCAAAGAACAACACCACCGGCACAGTTCGCCGCTGGGGCGTCCTCTCCGTTGCCGGCGTGGTGTTTACGCCCTCGGGTGCGACCGGCAACGCCACGCAGCAGTTTCAGGATCAGCCGGTATTGAGCGGCGGCCTGCCGACCGGCGGCTCGGCGTTTGTGGTGGCGGTCGAGCCGATCGCGGCCGGCAAGATCGGCAGGGTGGCGGTGGCGGGTGTGGTGCAGGCCAAGGTTGACATCGTCAGCCACTCACACACCCACGTGAAAGCGAAAAACGGCGACCTCACGCAGCTCATCACGGCCGGCAACGGCGACGCCGAGATCCTGTGGATGGAGCCGGGGACCGGCACCGGCAAGTGGGCCGTGATCCGATTCGCAGGAGGCGGCGGCAATGGCGACGCGAGTCGCCTCGGCAAGGTCACCGGAACGTGGACGAAGGGCGCGACCGCGAGCGTGCAGCAATACCTCGGAGATGGCTCGTTCGCGACCGGCTCGACGTTCGTGGCGATCAACCGGGCGCAGACCGTCACCGGCCCCACGGGCGGCTATTGGGTTGGCTGTGACTCGATTGACGGGACGTGGCATCTGGCCTGGACGGAGTGCGTGTAATGCTGCTCGGAGGAAAAGGCGGCTGCCAGCAATGCACGTGCGTCCCGTGCAATCCGTGCGAGCGGACATGCACGAACCCGCACACCGGGACGGCGTTCGAGGCCGTCTACACCCGATACTTCGAGGGTGCAGAGGCGGGGAACACGTCCGACGGCTACCTATCGGCGACCGGCGATTCCGACACGTCCGATCCGTACGACGGGATGGACGGCACCGGCCCGTGGTATCAGGAGGTGGCTGGCACTTTTACGCTCGAACCATCGACGACCAGGCACCCGTGCAGCGTTACGGTGTCGTTTTGGCGAAACAATTACGTTCTCGGGGCCGCGACGATCCCGCCGCCGGCGACGACGACGACGATGAATCGGATTCGCGTGAGCGTGTCCGCGTCGAGCGGGACCGGGGTCTTCGTCGAGGGAACGTACGTGGCGATCGGCGACACGCTCGACCTGGCGGTCACTATTCCGCTCGTAACTGGTGGTGCAGATCAAAGCACGAACGACCCGCGGACTTCGGCCGGAACCGCCACTGTCACCCCGGAGTGCCACAACAAGACCGCCATCTTCACCATCTCAGGGAGGATTGAGTGGAACGTGTCGAAGCGGCAGCATGTCGTCTACGGGCTCGTGCGAGAGTGCTACGAGATCGGGACGCCGTGCTCGACATGGTGCGGCGGTTTCGCATCGCCGAGCACCATTTATCTGACGATCAGCAACTTTGGCGGAACAGCGCCAGACTCGCCCTACACCGTTAATGGTACGTACGTTCTTGACCGTGTTCCTAATGCGTGCGATTGGTGGCAGGCACCCTGGCCGCACGACTGCGCTGGTTTTTCAGTGTCTGGCGGCGACACTATCAACGTCAGCAGCGGCAACGGGATTTTCATGTGCCATTTCACCCCGATCAACGGGGGGCTTTGTGTCAATCTGCGAATGACGGCAACAGGCGTCGGGACTATTTGCGGAACCGGTGTCATTGACAGCGGAACGAACGGGCAGAGCTACTACGAAGGCGTCTATAACGGCTCGTTTGATTGGGAGGTTGAGGTGTGACCCGCTGCGACCTCACCACCCCCGACGCCACATGCCCTCGCTGCGGGTTCGTCTCGAAGGTCCGCGGTGCGATCCGCCAATGCCGTGCCCCGGCCCCGACGCACTGCGGCCCCGGCTGCCAGCTCCGCCGGACGTTCGCGTGGTTCGGCATCAAGGACGACGGCTCGTGCGGGTGCGCCGAGTTCGCGGCGAAGATGGACGCCTGGGGCGATTCTTGCTGGGACCACATCGAAGAAATCGTCGACCACCTCCGAGAAGCCGCTGCGAAACGCGGGCTCCCGTTTCTCGCCACCGCGGCCCGGATCGCCGTGGCGCGGGCGATCGAGGCTGGCACACCCCCCGCCGGGTGATCTGCCGGCGGGCGAAGATGGCGGCATGGCCGAACGCCGCTCGATCACCGTGTGGATCTCCGATCAGCGGTGGCGTGTTCGCCGCTGCCGGGTGCCGTCCGACCGGCACGGGGACTGCGACTACGACAAGCGTCTCATCCGCGTCTCCGAGAGCCTCCGTGGGGACGATCTTCTCGAAGTCATCGTCCACGAGCTCATACACGCCCGGTGGCCGGACCTGTCAGAAGAGGCAGTCGAGGAGTTCGGGCAAGAGATCGCGGCGGTGGTAACGGCGTTCGGGTTCGTCCGAGAGGAGGATGCCGATGGCTGACGACCGTATCACCGACATCGTGCGTGAGTTGATCCGAAAGCACCCGCAAGCCCCGGCCCGCACGCTCGCCCGCCGGCTCGTCGAGGAGGTGAACGGGGCGCTGACGCTCGAGCAGGCTCGGAGCCGCATCCGCAGCATCCTCGGCCTCAACGGCGAACCACGGCGGAAGCAGTCGCACGACAAGCCGTTGCACCGGCCGCCACGCAAGGCCGGCGAGCGGCTCGCCATGCCGCCCTCGCAGGCCGAGCCGTGGCTGCCGTTCGACCTCGGGATCACCGGCAAGGTCGGCGTCCTCTCCGACATTCACGTCCCGTACCACGACGAGACGGCATTGCGAGCGGCGGTCGATCACCTCCAGGGGGAGAAGGTCGAGTGCCTGCTGCTGAATGGCGATTGGGCCGACTTCTACTCGATCAGCAGGCACGAGAAGAATCCGAAGCACCGCAATTTCAAGAACGAGCTGCACGCCGGCCGTGAGCTGCTCAAGTGGCTGCGGCAGGAGTTCCCCGACGCTCGATTCGTGGCGAAGCTCGGCAACCACGAGGAGCGGTGGGAGAAGTGGTTGTGGGAACACGCACCGGAGATTTCCGATGACCCCATCATGGGTATCGACAATTGGTACGGGTTTGAGCGGCTCGGGATTGATCTCGTGAAGGACAAGCGGATTGTCCTCGCCGGCGCTCTGCCGATCCTGCACGGACACGAGAAGGGCAACGGGATCAGCTCGCCGGTGAACCAAGCTCGTGGCGCGTTCATGAGGTTGCACCACACGGTTCTCGAAGGCCACGGCCACCGAACGTCGACACATTCCGAGCCCGATATGATGGGCCGCGAAACCGTGTGTTTCTCGACCGGGTGCCTGTGTGACATGCGACCGTCTTACGCTCGCCTGAACAAGTGGAATCAAGGCGCAGCGATCGTGACGGTTCACGCCGACCGCACGTTCGACGTGGAAAACTTCCGCATCCAGGCGGGCAAGGTGCGGCAGTCATGACTGGCGACGAGCTGCGAGACATCGACCGGCGGATTCAGCGGGCCGGTGCGGCGAACTGTTGGACGGGGACGCTTGGCAGCCTCGCCGCTGATGCGAGGCGATTGGTGCGGCACATCGAGGAGCGTGGCATGTCTTGCGAATACCCGGTCGATCACATCCTTCGCGGCGAGCGGGAGCTGCGGCATTACACCGGCGACGAGACGGCCCCGGAAGAGGCGATGATCCTCACCGAAGACGACGCCGCCGACGTGGCCGAAGAGACGGACAAGGCGGCGCAGATCGGCGATGGGCGGGTATTTCCGGAGCCGGAGACGGCCGGCCCGCCGGTGGCGGTGCGGCTGCTCGAGCAGGCGACCGCCGCCGTCAAGGATCGCCACGCCGTCTACGGGCCGCCGACGGGACATTTCGCACGGACGGTCGGCATGGTCAACAGCCTGTTTGCCGACGTGCTTCGCCGGCCGCTGACCACGGCCGATTGGGCACGGATCATGATCCTCGACAAGCTCGCCCGCGATCTCGGGCCGCGGCCCCACCCCGACAACGCCGTCGACCTCGCGGGCTACGCCGCCTGTCTTGCGGAGTGCCAGGCGTCCGCACCCCCTCCGCCCGTCACCGGCCACCGGTGACGATTGAGCGTGTGGAGTGACACGTGATCGCACGACCGACGCACTGGCGGGCCGTCAGCACGGGCCGCGAGTCCGTCGCGGCACCGGGCGATCACGTTTCACTGGCACACCTCGCCGGCAACGGCGCGAAGAGCGGCAAGATCACCTCGAGACCGGCCTACACGGACCGGGAATTGGAGCTGATCGCATACCGGCTCGGCGTGACGGTGGTGGCAGTGAAGCAGGCGA